AGCCACATAAAACAGCTTGTTCTGATTCTTGTTAAATAATTTATCAAGTTCAGAAAGAGCTTTGTTTTTAAGTTTTTTAACCTCAGTCTTAGTAGAAGCTGTGTTAATAAACTTATCAAGATAAAACTTTGGTGGTACTGATTTGCTTCTAGCATCATCGTAGCTTTTTGATACCATTGAAAATCCACCAGCCTCAATAGCATATAATTTAATTAAATCATATGGATCTTTATTAGGATCTAATATAACAGCATCATTACCACAACGCAATGTAATCCTATTCCAGAACTCATGGTTATCATGTTTTAAAAGTTTAACATCATTCCAAAATGTTTCACTCTCTGGATCAATTACATTTGCTGCAAGTTCTCTTTCAAGTTGTGCAACTATAGTGCGGATCTCTTTAATTTTTGCTTCACGAATTTCTTTATCTGCTATAAGTTTTACCTCTGGAGCAAATTCATTTAATCCGGTAATGTATCTTTGGATGCCATTACGCTCAATACATGCAAGTTGTTCTTCATGGAAGACCCCATCATATAGGGTAATGCCATATTTTTCTAGGCCCAGGTTTGCACTTCCTGGATCAAAATAAGGTTTAACAGAGATAGCTCCGTTTTTTACGTCATAAGGTGTTGATACGATTGTTACACTCATAATTTTGTTGGTTAGTTGGTTTGGTTATTATTTGACTGACATTATTAAAAAGAGGGGAGATTGCTCTCCCCTTTTTTATGGTTAGAATGATCCACCTGTAATTGGGTTTCTCATTACAATTTTTAATACTTTGGTTGGATCTTTTACCCAAATAGCTGGCATAGTCTGAGTCATGTACACACGGTAACCGTTAAACTGACCAGAAGAAGCAAACCCTTGAGAACGGCCCATGTAATCCATGGTTCCATTTTGATACCACCATTTTAATTGATTATCCCAAGATAACTTCAACATATAGATATTGTCATTTCCAGTATCAGTGATATCAAAAATGATAAAGCTATATGATGATAACGGGTTACCATCAATGATTGGGTTCTCAATGTCATTTGTATGTAAGTTATCAAACGCTGGGTTTAACACAAATTTCACGTTAGCCAAGAATGGAATAACGTAAGAGGTAAATGCAAATCCAAAGTTTAAGTCCATACCTTGACCAGAGATAGCACCAATACCATTGTTGCTAGCAGCTTGGATTACTAAACCTGAGTTAACAGCTTCACGCTTGATAGCCTCGTTTACTAATCTCATACCACCCATACCTGTTTGAACAATGATTTGGCGTTTTGGATCTGGACCTTGGAACTCCACACGACCTGCGTAGAAGTTGTAGATCTCACCACGGAATAACTCTAAGCTAAAGTTAGATTTGTTATACACACGTTTGAAAGAGTTATCTAACTGCTTCCATAAACCAACTGATAAACGGATATCATCTGGACCATCTTGCTTAACGCGTCCACCATGTCCCCACATTAAGTAGGTCTCGATGTCAGTAGCAATCTTAGTTAAGTGAGCCGCTTCCATTGTAGTCATGAAAGTACGTGTTAAAGTACCATTTCCTACAGCACGCTTCAAATAGTCTTTACCCATTTTAGACGCAATGTCTTCAATCTTAGTGATTGCTGGATCCATAGACTTGTCAAAGTTTCTCCAGATCTCAGTTACAGGAACTGTACCATCTGCATTCATTCCACCTTTGATCATCATATCAGCACGAGAGCTAATTGAATAATGAACGTGTGCTTCTGCACCACCCACAAAGTTGTAGAACTCACGGAAACCTGCACGAGTTTGGATATCAGAGAATCTTTCACCGTACTCACCACGAGCTGAACCTTTACGGAACAACTTAGTTTGAGGTGTAAGATACTTGTGTTCCAAGAACTTGTAGTTATCATTGTTTACTAACTGTACAGTATAGATAAAACCATCACCTAAAGGTAAGATATCATCTGCTGTAACAATCATCTCACATCCGTTGTATTTGTCATAAGTGATAATATCACCATGTCCAAATTCACGTCTGTTTATTTTAATCTTGAAAGTAGTTCCGTCAATACCTAATGGTCTTTCTGGATCTTCAATATCTTCCAAGATGTAAGCTAAATCCTGAGATACAGGAGTTTGCCATTTGTACTCACCACGAGCGTTATCAACCATGATAACATTCTTTCCACCAAAAGATGATAATTGGTAAAGTGGCATTTCTACTTTTTGGGTCATTGCCCAAATGTCTACTGGACCCATATCCATAGGTTCAGCGTCCTTCAACATATTCACTAAGTGATATGAATCTACGTGTGAACTAGCGTTGTAGTTAGTATCGCGTAGGAAGAGACCATTGTTTAAAACTGGAGTGCTCATTGTTTTTTTTTGGTTTTTTAGTTATTGTTTATTTTATTTAATTGTAAACTTATTTTTTTGCTCCACCTTTTTTCATCATTGGTGCAGAAGACATTCCTGGTGCCATTTGAGGTGCCATAGCTACTACTTTTTTTGATGCTTTTTTAGGAGCTGCTTTTTTTGCTGTTTTTTTCATTTTATTAATTTTAAGGGTTATCGTTTAAAAAATCCTCCGCCATTAGGTCTTGGGATTTTGTATCCGCTAGAACTTTTTTGTGACCGGTTATCTGTATCATCATCTGGAGTGTGTGATGCAAGCTTACGTGCTTCTTCAGATTTCAATTTACGAACAGTATCTGCAGTAACTTCTTTCTTAACTACTTCACGTACTTTAGCTTTATAGCCATCTTCGTCAGCTAATAGCCAAAGAGCTTGTGCAAGAAGACCGTGGTTAGGCTCTATGTACTGATACTTCTCTAATAAGTGTCCAAGTAAGTTTGTTTGATTTCCAGATGCTGATGGATAATTGGGTTGAACTAACCCAGAAAATAATAAGTTTTGTGTTTTGCGGTCAAGCTTAAGACCATTAAGGTCACCTGGTTCTAATGTCTTATAAACATTGTCCATATATATTTGAGCTTGTTGATTTTGCTGTTCACGCATTTTCTCTTGGTTTTGAAGCTGGTAAGCAACTTGCTCTTCCGTAAGTTTATTCAACTTTGGTTTAAACTTTTGTGCTTTAGCTTCTAGCTCATTGCGGTCATCCCAGCCAACAATTTCTTCTTCAATTTCTTCAGGAGTCCAATCAGGTTGAGTAGCTTGTAAATAGCTTCTAACTATGTGTTTAGCTTCACCTTCATTTTTTGGGTCCATTTGACGTACTTCCTCAACTTGAGCTAGTGATCTGAATAAACTTTTTAAATCTCGTCCACCATTCTGAACATACTCATGAGCATATTGGAACTCAGGAGGAAGTGATTGGAAGAACTGTTCTGCAACAGCCGTTCCTGTCTTACGAGTTTTATCTTTCTCATTAGCTTCAAATAATTCTTCAAAGTCTTTTAAGCTGTATTTATTAATATCTTCATCTTCACCTTTATCATTAGTAAATGGAGCAATTAGACCTTTTTCAATTAACTTATTAGTTAACTCTACTAAGCCTTGCTTATCCATTTTAGGACGGCCTGTCTTTGATCCATCCTCTTCACTTGAAGGAGCATCAAGAATCTCATTAATTTCACCTGGTTCAAATGACGGCAGAGCCGGTTTTGAATCAGGATTTTCATTGGGCTTATCATTACTTGCCTCTGCTGAAGATTTATTCTTTTCAGAATCATCATCATCTTTTTTGTCAAGGAAAGATAGGTCAACAGTATTTCTGCTAAACATTGAAGGTTTAGCTGCGGGTGTTGATCCCTTTTTGTCACCAGCAGCAGGAAGCATAACACTATCCCCTAAATTTAGGATATTGTTTATGTCCATATCTACTGTCTCTACAGTTGTGTTTTGATTACTCATCTTTAAATTATTGGTTGGTTATTATTGACTGACATATATAATATAACAAAAATAAGTAAATAAACTTTATAAATTTGCCAAGCCGTATTAGAAATTTGAAATTTTGTGCAGTACATGGCTAACTCTACGTAGTCTTTCTGTTTTTGTCTTTATTTTTTTTTGCATTTTTTACATCAAACTGGTTTTTGTTCTCGCGTGCAATATTAACATCCATTTGTTTCATAGTTAGTTGAGCTTGTAATTTTTCTTTAGCCAATTGATTTTTTTCAGCTGCTAAACCCTTTCTAGATTGTTCTTTCTGTTGATCAAAATTCATTACTTGCTGAAATTGATCAGTGCTTTCAATTCTGTCTAAAGCATCAACAAAATCACTTTGAGAATTAGCGTTCATATCTTGCATGGCACCATAGCCGGCAGCCTTAATTTCAGCAGCCAGTAATGTAGTTCTATTACGCATTTCCTCTTTACGCATTTCAGCATCAACCTCCATTTGTTTTTGTTGTAATGCTGTTTGTTGTGCTTGCTGTTGCATTTCCTGCTCATGCTGTTGTTGTTCTTTACGTTGCTCAGTAGATTTTCTTTCAGTAGCTTTTAATACATTATTAATCTCAGCAAGTGATTCAGCTTGCATTATATTACCAAGATCAAAGATACTAGCGCCTGTGGTATTATTTTGAGTAATTAGCTGTTTCATTTGTTCTACAACAGCTCTGTAATTGGCGCGAGTTGTAACATAAAGATTTAAGTCACGCAGTAATAAATCAGTACCATTGATCTCAAAGTTTACTTTCTCCTCTGAATTAGTCATATACTGAAGACGTACAGAAGGTTTAGTTGATTGATAATACTGAGCTAAATCTGTTCTCATTGTATGAACACGAGGCATTAAATAGTCACAGTGCTGAATAAAATAAGTTTCCGTCTGGGCGTAGGATCCTGTTACGGCTTGCTCTACTCCTTTGGCTGTATCGGTTTGACCAATTTGTTGACCCAGACGTTGAGGTGAAATACCGATCACCTCAAAACATTGTTGTTTAAAATAATTAGCCAATTGAATCCTAGACAACATACGTTGAGTTTGCTCAAGGTTTAATGTTTGGAAATGCTGGAAGTTTAAAGCATTCTCAGTGTTAGTGATGGATGTATCCAACGGCAACATCTGAAAGTTCTTCATGGCAACAAAAGCCTTAGCTAAGTTGTTTTTACCCCAGTCTTCATTCATAGAGTGTCTAGGTAAAGCATTCTGATCTAACAGAATTACTGTACCTAATTCATCTACTAGAATGTCGGCAATCTGATTATTAACAATGTTATATCCAATCTGAAATGGTTTCATTAAGTCCACCATTGCGGTTGATCTAGTATTACGGTCAGAGAATACAGCTCCTTCTACCGGTAACTTACAGCCATATAAGGTACTGTCTCCCTTAAACTGGTATTTAAGTGGTCCAATTTTGTTACGGTCAATACCTAAATACATAGGGTTAATACCTCCTGGATTATTCATACCCCAGAAGGAAGGGTGGTTAGGTCCAATTTTAATACCTCCCCAAACTTCATTGATCCAGATCCAGTCTATATGTTCTCCAAATACTAAGTTGTCCTTAGATTTGTTTTTTACAAAGTTTGTATTGTATATAGGCTTATCTGAAATTTTATAAGACTCGTCAATAATATCAACAATAGTCTCACCATCTTCTCCAATTTTAGTTAGGTGACCAAGTTTACGTTGTGATTTCCAATAAGCTGTTGTAACACGCATTAAAAAAGAAGCGCCCATTGGTGCGTAGTCTTCTCCTTCAGCCATAATCCAGTTAATGATATCACCACCGGGAGCAATGGAATTATCCCACATGGATGTAAATTGACGGTATGCCAGACCCGGCATTTGTGTATTCCAGTCATGACTTTTTGTAGCATCGTAATAACTACCGTCATTTTGATAACCCTGCAGCGGGTAACCTGCGGATCTAACTGGATAAATAGCTTCTATAGACTCAAGTTGTTCCTGAGTCATTAAGTATCCGTATTTATCAATAACGTCAGCTATAGTCATCATGTCAATACGACCAGCCCAGTTACCTTGTGAAATGTAACGAGAATCGGGAGACTTGTGATAAAAGCTAAGAACAGGATTCCATAATTCAACATCGTAATCATCTTCTCCCATTTTAAAATGCCAGAACTCACGGTCAGTAATAAGCATGTCACGAAAACCTCTCTCCTCAAGCTCATCCATACGGAAGCGGTCTTCATCAATTTTCATTTGATGTTCTGCCCATTGCTCACACATACTTCTGTAATCTTTATCAAAAAATGATTGGATCTCAGGTAAAGTTTTAAGATTATCCGGAGCCATTTGCTCTTGCATCTTTTGTTGTATTTCTGGATCATTAGGATCCATACCTTGTTCTAACAACTGCGTCATAAGTTTTTGTTCAGCTTGGCCAAACAATACTTTTTCAACAGCTCCTCTTTTAGCCTCAAGTTGTTCATTATATGAAAACTCATCTACTCCACGGAAGGTCACTTTAGTATTTCTTTTGGCAAACTCCGCAGTCAAAACGTTAATAACATTAGGTATAATAGGATAAAATTTTAGTTCTAAAGCTGATGCATCTTCCTGAATAAGTGTTTCAACAAGATCTCTCATCTCGTTGTCTTCTTCAACAATATAGTCAGCTTTATCAATTACTCCTTTAGCTAGCTTATAGTTTTTCATTAATCTACGAGCGTTACGGCGGATTTGTTTTAAGCCATTCCATTCAAGCCAATCTATATTCCAAGCTGTCCATTCATCATCTTTTTCTTCCCGTGGAAGAAATTGGAGAGGTTGGGTAATGCTGCCCATACGGTTATATTCCGCTTTGGCACCAGCTTTTAATTGCATTGCGTTTAATACTTTCATTTTATCTTAAATTTTTAAATCCTGATCTTAACGGTCTTTGTCCAAGACTACTATTCCCCATTCCAATATGCTTATACGGACGCACCTTTAATTTAAACAAATTATCTGACTTTTGCAACTTTTTATCACTCTCATCTTCAGTTCTTTTCCTATATCCTCTATTAGCCTGCTGTACTTTTGCAAAAGCTACTAAAGCGGCTAAGGCTACTAATCTATCCACGTTGACGTTAAGTCCATCTCCGTAACCTTCCATTTCAACAATGGCCATTATATCAGGGATGCGTTCAATACCATAAGTAATTTTTACTATGGTGCCGTCTTCTTTAGTTTCTGTGTCTAACTCTTCTTTGAGGAATTCTATAAGATAACTGAGGAGATGAGCTTTAAAAAGTGTTCCTGTATTTCTCCATCCATAGGCCTGGTAAACATTTTGATTAGACCCAATATCTTTAAGAAATACAATCTGATCTTTAGGGACTAAATAACGTTGTCTCTTTTTACCAATCATGTAGCCTATAAACAAAGATATATTATTTTCAACAATAGCCCAAGCATTATAAAGCTCTATAATCATAGAGAGTCTTTCATGAGTTTTGACTATATCATCATACCTTCCGCACCAAGCTAACACAATTTTATCACGTTCAATATAAGTTTGAACTACACCTGTTTTTTCTATTCTAGTTACTTCAACCGGATTTTTATAAACATAAATAGAACATAGTGATTCACTTGTTGTAGTTTTTCCTTCTGCTACGGGATCTACAGAAGCATAGTAAGTTCCCCATTGAGCTTTTGGATCAGGTCTTTCATACATAACAATGCAACCTGTTTTATCTTCAGTCTTTTTTGTTATCGGCCACTCCGTAATGGGAATCTTATTAGTAGCTTTTATTTCTGCTATGCCTTCAGCATTACGTTGAATATCTATGAGCTCATACGCGTAATCTTTATCTTCAATACGTCTTCTCTGAGCAGCAAGTAAATGCGTTGGAAATTTAGATATTTTTCTAAATGCAAAAGCCTCAGCAATATTACGTGGTCTTTGTGATATCCTATATTGATATTGTTCTGGAGTAAGATCTTTTTTCCATATAGCAAATTGCTCATCTAAAGCTTTCAGGGCTTCTTCAGGTAAAGAATTACCATAGATATCAATATGTGGCGGCATGCTCCATTGTTCTGGAATAAATAATCCGGACATCCCAATAGTTCCTTTGTCATCAAGAAGATTACTTTCTACAGCATAAATACTATTTACTTCTGGATACTTGATAATTCTTTCTAGAGGTTTACACTTATCTAACTCTCCCACGGATCCCGCTGCAATAAATGTTCCTGTAGTTATTTCACCCATTTGAAGAGCCGGTAACAAAAACTCCATTGTAATATCCATAGTTGGAGCAATACCGGCTTCCTCATAAAAGAAATAGGTACATGCTCCACCAACACCGGCCGATGCATCTTTATCAAAAGTAACCCCTTGAATTGTACCTTTGCCTCCAATCATTTCAGGTCTTCCGTTTACAGTCTCTTCAATTTGCTGTTGCCACATCATAATTTTACCTGGATTCATTGGACGGTACCACGCAGTCTTTGAGTTAAGAAAAGAACGGTATTCATCTAGGAATTTCCAAGTACCTTTTTCATTAATTTTATCTTTAAGTGATGATCCCATTTTAAGAATAGGGGTTTCCTCAAACCAAAGTTGATTAATTAACTTAGCAGCATGAAAATATGAAGAAGCAATCTGACGCTTCTTGAGAACTCCTGCATGCAAGTAATGTAATTCTGCTAGTAATTCATAGAGAGCAAGATGATATTGGGTATCCCAAACTTGGGGAAAAGCAAATTTTCTTGCCATTTTATCATTGATAGGGAGAAAGTTTATCCACATGTAATACTCACGCGTGAGATACCATGTTTTACCTTCATTCTTAAAAATAACGCCGGTTCTACATTTACGTTTTTGATCATCCCAATATCTTCTAAAATCAAGAGAGCCTTCAATAAAAGGACAGAAAAAACTTTTGTTATTGTAATTACGGGCCTCTGCATTAAATATAATAGTAGTATCATCAAACATGTATTTACCTGGTTCTTTAAACAAAGGCTTTACAAAATCAATAAAATCCTGACGGGTAGCAAATTCTGTTATTGTCCAGACGCCCGCTTCCCAAGTGGATACTTCTATAAAGTTATTGGTCATAGGCTTTTTTACGGTCACCACGTACTTTTATTTTCATTTCATCTATCTCTTTCATAATCTGTTTTTCCATTATCTTAAACTCAGTAACTGTTTTTCCAACAGATTTAATCTGAGCATTGAATACGGTAAGATTTCCATCGCGCCCAGATGTGATTGCAGTGGTTCTCCCAAAGCTACCCACTTTTTCTAGAAGAATCTTATTATCAAGATAATATCTGTAAGATGGAGTCATAATAAAGAATTCAATTTTATCTTTTGCTTTAATCATTACATCATCTTCTAGAGTATATTCCCCTGGAAAATCTAATAATAAAACTTCTTCTTTGTCATCTTCAGGAGTATTACAATAAGGTCCTTTAGGTGCATACATATAATGTAGAAAGCTAAATGCAGGTATAGGATTTTTATACGCATCATGCACAGCTTTAAACTCAGGAATCAATAAGCAGTTGGCATTGATTACTATTACGCCGTTTTGAATATCAAATATTTCTGGTATCATTTTTTTATATTTGGGACTAGTTTTCCTAATACATTTTTCTTGTAACTGAGTCCGCTTATTTCTATCAGCTCCGCGTGTTGTTTTGGAGTTAAGTTATCTCTTAGGACTCTTTCCATAATAGCTTCATTACTACATAGGATTTCATCACAATCAGTAATCCTATGTACTTTTTTTATAGTATATGTTTCAAACCTAAAGGTTCTACTAAATAATGTAAAGCTAAACTCTTTTAAATTAGCTTTAGCAGATGCCTGTAAATTAAATAACTCAGGGTTATCTAATATAGCATTAGGAGTAACTTCTGGTTTTGGTATTGCCGGTGACTTACCTTCTGGATATAGATTTCTTCTTTTTCTCATTTTTTTTTATTTATTATTTTTTACGCCATTTAAAGTGAATACTAATACATAATATACAAATAACCATGTCTTCATAACGGGTCCATGGAAAAGCTATGCCAAACATTATTCCCGGATATAAAGAAAACTTTACTTTAATGCATCTCATTATTTTATTTTTTAAAAGAGTCTTTGTTGTCCTTTAACCAGTTGATCATAGTATTGACTTCTGATTTAAGGTAAGGTACTTCATATGGCACGACGGTTTTTACGAGAGGTTCTCCCAAAAAGTTCTTTTTAATGATTGGATTACTCCATTTATCTTCACCATCTTTTTCAAAAATAACATGATGAAGCATTAGTTTACCTGGTTTATAACGAGGATTATGTTTTAGGATCATGTACATATAAATACTTAACTGAAGGGAATAGTGATTGAAGTTGCAATCATCTAAATGCGCACAGGGGCCTAACATTTTTTGAGACTTTCCTTCCCAATTTACAAATGAGGTTTTTTTAATTTCCTTGTTTGTTTTGTAATCAATAACATCAATAGTGTCTTTTACAACCTCTACTCTGTCAGACTGCCCACAAATACCAGCAGACTTTAAGAAAATAAAATGCTCTGGGTAAATACCCTCACCTAGTCTTTGAACGGGTGCATGTTTTAAACCATCCATAAAAATAGGTTTGATGATTGGAATTGCCACACCTTGTCGGTTAATGGTATCAATTTCCATAAGATCGGCTTCCCGCTGATCATGGTAAAAGGTTCCTGCTGTTATAGCTCTATCACCTTCTTTTGCCCAGTGATCTTGAATTTCTTCAGGAGGAAGTCCGTACCACTTAGATTTTTTATTCTTTGAGGATTTGATGGATTGTGCAACCGGATCAAACTTTTGTTTGAACATTGCTACAAAGGACGTTACACTAATCCAATCAATCCTCTCATTAGGATCTAAGCTTTCATACTTGTGATTTTCTGATTTAAATACAACTGACATCTTGATTTGAATTTTTGAGTTGATTTGTTTGAGTTGGTAGTTTAAGTTGACAAGATAAGAATATTAATCTTGATCAGGATCGTAGTTAATTTTCTTATAGTAGTTATCTTGTTCTTCTTGAGTCATTTTAGCAGTCCATCTAGGACCATCTGGGTGAGCACAGTCAGATGCAAGAGATCTTACCTTGAGTGCTAGTTTACAACCGCAGGCCCCACAACATGGAGCAGTTCCCGGCATTAGACATTTAGAGCCTTCTTGATCTACTAATTCACACTCACTGCAGATAGACAGACGGTTAAAAGCTTCTCTTTCAATTTCTGGGTGACGGAATATGTAGTTCTTAAATCCTTCAATTATCATTTTCCGGTTGGCCCAGATTGTTTTTATTTTTTTCAGCATAACGTTTTTGTTTTACTTGATCTTTTTTGTCTTTGTCTGCATCAATCATTTTGCGCAGTTTATATAATTTCTCTAGTTTTTCTTCATAATCTTTGAGGATTGAAAACTTTTGTAAAGTTAATTTATTTTCTCCTGTTATAAGTTCTTGATATTTTTTAACCATTTTCTCATACTTAAGTATTACTTCAGGAAGTTTCCAAGGCTTGGCCTTAAATGTTCCTAGTCCGTTAATGAATACATTATGACTCTTACAATTTACAAGATTGTCTCTTACTTCTTTCCAGTAAAAAGATACTATAGCTTCAACTAGTTGTTCTTTAGCATCTGCAGCTTGTGCTACAATTGAAAAAAGATCACTAGGCTTCTTGGGATTCAATGCAAACAATTTTATGGTTTAACAAAATGTTTCCTGCGCTTTGAATCTTCAGCTCTGGGTTGATACTAATCTTTTTACGACTTTTACCAGTCTTTTCAATAAGGCCATCTTTTTCTACTTTTATAAGTACATTACGGATTGTCTGTGGTGAAGCTGAAGGCTTACTGCCTCTCACGGAAGGATTCCAATTCTTCATCTTTTCCTCAAGTCTTTTTTCTGCCATATAAGTACAGAAATCAGTTAATTCAGATTCACCAATTAATCCTAATGTTGTAAGACAGTCATAATCTAGTTCACTTAAAACTATATGGTTTATATAACAGTGAGTAATTAACTGATACCTGACGATAGCTGTTAACTCCATACGGACTTGCTTGTTTACTACATTTACTTTTGCCATGTTGTTGGTATACTAACAGGGTTATTCTTGGGTTTTAAGTTTTCTTACAGGACGCTCTTCGCTAGTATCTTCTGGGTTTGCCGTAGAAGGTGTTGTATGTACAGATACTTCATCTTTCTCTTTTGGTGGACCTGCCATCATCTGAGCCATACGAATAGTCATGGTCAGTCTCTTAGTACGTGCTTCTTCAATATCTGCCAAAAGGCTTTCATATTCAAGCTGAGCTTTGAGAACTACGGATTGATCATTGTAATAAGCCTTAGCTTTCTTGCGGAATTCTACCATCTGAGCTGGTGTCATTTCTCTTTCCTCTTGTGGAATTTCTGGGTTTTTGTTTATGTCTGGCATGTTAAATTTATTAAAGTTATATGCAAATATAACACAATAAGTTTAAACTTTACAAATTTATTTCAAATATTGTAAAAAAAATGTCAGGATTACTCAGAGTCTTTTAAAGATTATATAGGATTTATAAAGAATCATATCCCATAAAAGGAGATTTCCACTCTCTATTACCTGTATAACGATAATAATATAATGGTGACCCACCTACAGTAAGTTTATAAACAGGTGCTAAGAAAGATGTCGTTACACCTAGTACTGCATCTGCTGGAACTTTATTTATATTCCAAGCTGTAGCATAATCTATCCCTTGAGGAAAAGTTCCAATGGGTACACCATTAGCATCATTTAAAATAAGTGTTGGCGTTGCTCCCCCCGACCACATGCCTGCATTTGCAAATAAGTTTTGTAATTCCGTTGGTGTATATAAAGGAGGAAGAACAACATTTTGTACACCAATAATATTTATAACCTTACTAATGGTAATCTGTAACTCATCCCACTCATTCTCAGAGAAAGCTATAATAGCTCCTAATGTAAGATGGTGCATGTTTTGATCAATAGTAAACACATCTTTTTGAACTTCACCGTCTACTAATAAATGATTCCATGCAGCATTTCCTGTAGCTACTCTAAGCTCTTTAGCATAAATACTAGCTAAGAAACTTAAAGCATCAATAAAGGGATTAGCCCATTTTGAACTTTTTTTAGCAGGCATTCTAAAATTGCCTTGAGTATATAGCTTAGTACCTTTTAAGTTATTTGAAAGAGTAATAGCTGACGGTATTAATTTATCTTGTGCCGCCATATTAATTTTATTTATTTTTAATTTTACTCAGAAATCTTTTCTTTTTTTATATCATCTGTAAAGAAGTTGGTAAGAAATTTACCAGCTATGCCTGCCACTAAGGCTATACCAATAAGCATCTTTAATTCTTTAGATGTATATAAATCTTTTAGCTGGTCATATGCTAGAATTCCACCACCACCTACTACACCAGCGCATGCTAATATAGCATCTCCAATTTTTCTCAATTTTTTAGGGGTGGGTTCCCAATAATGTTTTATACTTAATTTCATAATTTTAGTTATAAGGATCTTAATAAATCTATTAATTCTTGCTGAGGAAACATATCTACTTTAGTTTTTAAAACATTAGCATGACTCCATAAACCTTTATGCTCACTTACATAGTTTACATCACAAAAATTAAATGCAACCGTTGGCCCTTTTGTTTTTATCAACTCTGGTAAACCTTTACGCACATCTATAGAATCTCTCTTTTCAATATACTTTATTAACTCTCTTAAAGCATGCAGTTGTTTATCAGAATACTTATGCCAAGTGCTATGTCCTCTAAATGGACTTTCTAATTTTACTATTTGGGATTGTGCTGCAACAACTCCTACATATGTTTTACCATTTTCTATCTGACCAAAATTACAACACTCAATACCTACTGAATTAATATGCATTGCTGAACGACCTGTTCCCAAATGCCAAGCATAACCACCAGCCGGAAAAGCTTGAGCTACAATACCATCTTGACTATTATCATCTCCTTTTATTGACTGCCCACCAATTACAAATTCAGTAGCTATAGCACCTCGATCATCACGAGACCAACAATTAACTGTGTTAATAGGGTTTTGCCAACCTGCTGTATGGTGTAAAAATAACCATTCCTTTTTTGTTGGACCAACAAAATATTGATCCTTCGGCATATATGTAGGTATAATATTCAATGTAGGCAATTCTGTTATCTGAGGTAATACATAATCAGGTCTTTCTTGACCATCCGTATTTGCAATAGCCATTGCATTCCAAGTTATTTTACCAACAACTCCATCTGGTGTTAAACCATTTTGTGCTTGCCATTCTTTAACTACATACTCAGTCAATGTACCAAATACACCATCAACTTTGATTTTTAAATATTCTTGTAATGTTTTTACGGCATCACCCGTAGAACCAATTTTTAATAACATTAGTTTCTTTTTTTAGTTTTAGCCTGTTTCAAGTCTGCTCTCCACTTGAATATTGTATACCCTATTGCTAACAACAGCGATGTTATTTTTAACCAATCTTCAAAGTCTGTGATACTGATTGCAAGTGCTGTACTGTGTGCGAGTAATACTCCCGATACACTGTGTATATAATCTTTTATCATCTTTATCTGTTTAAACTATTATTTAAATTATTAGTTA